GGATGAAGAGCGAAGATATAGTAAAGGCACTATACAATGGTGTAGTAACAATAGTGTTTGAAAAAATTGGTACAGGCGAAATTAGAATAATGCCGTGTACACTTAAGAACGAAGTACACAAACAATCTGTAACTATAGGAAAGTATACTAGTCCTGACACAGTAGTATGTTACGCCTTAGATAAAAAAGCATGGCGTGATGTAAGAGTCAATACTATTAAAGAATGGTATGAAGGATATCCAAAAGAATGAAATGGTTATACAGTGGCTATGCTGTAATAATTTCAATATTATTACTCACAGCACTTAAAGTATCAGATCCTACACCACTACAAAATATAAGAAATCAAACGTTTGATGCTTATCAGCAACTAGACGAAATCAAACAAAGCAACGAAGTTGTTATTGTTAATATAGGCGAAAAAAGTTTACAACAATGGGGGCAATGGCCATGGCCAAGACAAAACTTTGCTCAGATGATTCACGATTTGAGACAGAAGAATCAAGGTATAATTGGACTTACAGTGATGTTTCCGGAGACGGACAGGTTCGGGGGAGACCCGACACTGGCAAGTTGGTTGAAGGGGAACGGAATAGTTTTAAGCCAGACCCCGTCTACCAGAGGAATAAAGACTACAGGTCCTCACATTGGTACAGGCGTGATCGGCCCTACAAAAGCACAGGACTATCTCCTCACGTGGCCAAACCTAGTAACAAACATATCTGAACTAGAAGTAGAAGCACTAGGCATAGGAGTAAATGCGTCAGCACCACAGCCTGATTTTGTAACAAGAACATACCCATTAGCAATAGGCGTAGAAGGAAAAATATATCCTTCATTTGCTATAGAAATGTTAAGAGCACAAACAGGTAAACCTAGTTACATAATTAAAACAACAGAAATAGGTATTAACGAATTTGCCGTACCACCATTTGAACCAATAGTAACATTACCAAAAGGCGATGCGTATATACGTTACAACAACACATTTGAAGAAGTAGAATATACTGACATAAACAGTTTACCTAATATGGGAGGAAAGTTTGTTATAGTTGGTGTTACAGCAGAGGGAATTGCTAACCCTGTGCCTACTCCAAGAGGCAACCTCTATCCACAGCATATACAAGCACACATGCTACAAAACTTTATAGATGGTAGTAACATCACCCGTAACCAGTTATCGCCGCTTATAGAACTTCTGTGTGCGTTGTGTGGCATGGTTTTAATAGCCTTAGCCGTGTATAAGTTACCTTTACTGTGGACAGCACCTATTTCACTGCTAATATTAGGTGGTGAAGCATATGGTAGTGTGTGGTTATATCAAAATCAATTAGTATTATTAGATGCCACATATCCTGTATTAAGTGGATTCTTAGTTTTTACACAATCAGCATTTAATAACTTCTATAAACAATACAAATTACGTCAACAAATTAAAGGACAGTTTGGTACTTATATATCACCAGACTATGTTGATATGCTAGTTAAAGATCCTAGTTTGATGAAATTAGGTGGCGAAAGAAAACACATGAGTTTTATGTTTGCTGACATAGTCGGCTTTACACCCATATCAGAAAAGTATATGAAAGACGATGATCCAGAAGGATTAGTAGAATTAATAAACGGCTTCTTAGATAAAATGACCAAGATAGTTTTAAAGAATGGTGGCACAATAGACAAGTTCATGGGCGACTGTATAATGGCGTTTTGGAACGCACCTTTACCATGTGAAAATCATGCTGAGATGGCTGTTAAAACTGCTATAGAAATTGAACTATTAGGTGACGAACTAGAAAAAGAAATGGAAGAACGTGGCTTGCCTAGAGTTAAGTTCGGTACTGGTGTAAACACAGGTACATGTATTGTTGGTAACATGGGTGCTGAAACTAGATTAGATTATAGTGTTGTAGGCGATGCTGTAAACTTAGGCGCAAGGCTAGAAGCACAGACACGCCAAGAAGACACACCAATTTTAATTTCTGAATTTACATATATGGAATGTCCTGGCATAGCATTTGCTAAGATGGGAGAGGTTACTGTTAAAGGTAAAGAAGAACCTGTTAAAATTTACGCACCACTGTTCAACGGCGAAGTTAGAAAACTTTATAAGTAATTGTATGTATAAAGTTTACAAGTCTCAGACTATAATAGACAACCAAGAAGAATTTGTGGCTGACTGTTCTCTGTTATTCAAGCACATTGCAAAAGATGTCAATAATTACGATACAACATGGACATACGATCAGTATAATATATTTGCGTATGCTTCACCTAAAAAAATATGGACTGATTTATTTAGAGAACTTAGAGAGTATGCTACAGATTATTTAGGTACTGATCGCGACTTGTTTTATCAAAGTTGGCTTAATCATCATATGGGCAATAATTTACTAGACTGGCACACGCATACTTGGCCATATCACGGATATATTAGTATACAACCGTTAGATAGTAAAACAATTTTTGAAAATTTTGAAATAAACAACGAGATTGGTAACATTTATATAGGTCCGGGCGACTTACAACACAAGGTGGTATGCGATGATGTATACACTCCGCGAATTACTTTAGGGTTTGATATAACCTACCATCAAGATCATATTTCTAGCAGTAAAGGATTACACCCGCTATTCATCAGGTGACCAGTGTTCCATTGATCTAAACACACTTCTAGCAGACACAAGATCTTTTTTCAATTCAACTAAGTATAAAAACTCAAACGGTTTTTCACCTATCTTTTCTAGGGGATAATGATATGTGGAAGTAATTTTGTCAATTACTTTAATATCTTTAGTGATACATGTTATAATAGCATTCCGCCATTCGGCATCTAAAAACAGATCTACCACAAATTGATGTACTTCGTTTTCAGGATTATAAGCAGACATCAGGTTTAATGTTTCGTAATATAATGCTCGTATTGGGTTAATATTTTTTCTATACTTAGACATAACAATTTCGTGATGCCATTTCTTTTCTTTAGTACACTGATGCATATAAAAATAATAGTATTCTTCCATGAATATTACAATTACATTTTTAGCACTCTTCTTAATCTTGCTTGTAAGAAGGCGTTTAAGTTTGCTGACAATTTTTGCGTGGTATTCTGTTAATGAATCTTTATATTTTGTAGATAGGTATTCCAGATCCATAGACCCGTCAACGAACTCGTTAGGTATTTCGTTAGTTTTAGCAAATTTTATTAATAGTGATTCAAATCTAACAAGTCTAAAATCAATTATGTCCGTCATTGTTTTTATGTATATCCAATATAGTTTGTAACTTATCTCTACCTTTATTATAGAGTAAAGTTGCTCTAGCACCTTCATGTAAAGGTTTTGGCCAGTTGCCTATATTGACCCACGCATAACCACAACTTTCGCCATTTAGGGTAGGTAAAAACTCATCTTCTATAACCGCTACAAAACTATAATACATAAAATGTCGGTCTTTGCTTTGATAAACGTCTATTGGATTAAGTTTACTAATATCTGGTACTATGCCTAATTCTTCTTCTACTTCTCGTATCAGTGCTTCATAAGGAGACTCACCATTTTCGATGATACCTCCCCAAAATCCCCAAGTGTGTTTTTGTCTTTTGTCACTGTTTCTAAACTGTAAGAGTACTCTGTTTGTTTTCGTAGATAAAAATAATGTGCCTACAGCAACAATACCTTCAAATGGTTCTACAGGACTAGTGTCCAATATCCCGGGTTGTACTCGCCTTCGTAAATGCTCATCCATAGTTTTCCTGTCCATCTATAAACTTTATTAGTATTTAAGTTCTTTGATGTAGCAATAGTATCGGATTTGGTGCTAGAATCAAAACTAACCACCCATCCAGTCGAACTATATTCTATAATGTCATTTGCCGCGGCAACTACATTCCAATTTGTGTACCCTTCGCCTAAATCTTCAGTAATTAAATATCGCTGACCGTATGCTAAATCAGGTAAAGTGCCATCACCAGGATAGTTCTTTGTAGGATCTATGATTTTATTTACGTCACCAATAGTCGAGGCTGGTAATGTATCAGTATCTAAATTAAATACCAATTGGGTGTCGTCAGCAGGATTAATAGCAATAGTACCTGCTATGTCTTGCGTATCGTCATCCATGTCATCAATAATTTTTAATTTTAATAAACTAATACTATCTTGTACTTCTTTGTCGTACATTTCTAGCAATGGCGCCCATTTTTGTGGGTTTACGCCTGCTTCGTCGTACAACGTTATACTTCCATTTACAACTTGTATTCTATAATTACCCGGAGTAACAATTACTCTAGATGTTAAGTCAAAGTTTCTAAAGAAGTCGTATATGTCTTCATCATAACCAATATCGGTTAAATTTTGACCGTTAAAGTCAGCAAACACATTAGTCTGTATTTCATGTATTATGCTTTGACGTTTAACTTTAGCAGGTGGATTAATCCAAATAGGTAATTGGAAAGTTAATGTCGATACATCAATTTGTTCGTCGACGCCCTGCGGTAATGTTCTGTTATTAAACTGTATGTCTGTTAATTCTACTTCTACAATTTGTGTCCAATCAAATGGATTCGTGTTTTGTTGTAATTGTATTGTAGGGTTAAACAGTACTAAAATTTGTTCCATAAGTTGTAACTTAGTATCTGTGTTTGGTGTCCAGATATCAACTTGCATACTTAGGTTAAAGGGAACAGGCATATATCTATTAATAGTATATTGATTGCCTTGTTCGTTGCTATACGATTGTGTAGCATCGTCGTACTTTCTTTCTGTAACTGACTTAGTGTCAGTAAAGAATGGATCTTGTGTTCTATCTCTTGCTAGTGCTAAACTGGCTATGCTTACACCTATAAACGGTGTACTGTTAATCACGTTCTCTGAATTTTCTCTAAGTAAATGTGAAACCATTCTACTTGGATCAGCATATCTAACAGGCACAGTATTATATCTAATATCTTCGCCATCGCGTCCGCCTTCTGCTACTTTAAAAGCATGAAATATTCTAATAAATTGTAGAATATATCTTCTTACTTGTTCATCATACCAATATTGCATTTTTAATTATCCGTCTTAGGTTTAACAATTTTACTAACGTATGTTCTTTCGTTAGTAATTGATTTGTCTGTGTTATTTGTTTGTGTGGTATTGTTAATAAACCCATCTAGGATTCTATTAGCACTTGAGAATACTTGTTTGCTATCATCAGCAACTTTAACCCAACGAGTACCTTGTTTTTTAAATATTCTGCTTGGAGTGAAGTCTGTTCTTAAGAAATAGTCACCGTCTACAGATGCTAATGGGAAAGAAATACCACTACCTAGTAGTGTAGCACCATTAGGCGCACCGTCTATTGTACCAATAAATGGCTTTCCTTTAGCATTTTCATCTACATAAAGATGTGCCCCATCGGCATAGTACGGATCATTTGGTACTTCATTTTCTGCTTGTTGTACAATAGCATCCGAAATATCAATCTCATCTTTATATGTGCTAATTATATTTCTTAAATCATCCTCTTCGTCACCATAACCAATAATATCTCTGTACTCTTGTGAGTCGGATATTGGTCCTAGTTTGACTCTCCACATGTGTGGCCACCAATTTGGATCAAATCCTTCTGAGGGCCTACTGGCGTCTGTAACTACATAAAATCTGTTTACAG